TGGGGGTCATTATTATCTTGCCAAAACCATTCGTCGTCGTCACCATCACCTGCGGGTGTAACGTCGATAACACCACCAAGTTCCAAACCACTACCCGCGATAAGAACAAGGATTGGAATGATAGCCGTAAGTAGTTTTTGTAATTTTTGTGCGGTTTCTGTGGCTCTCTCAATAACGTCTTGAGTTTCACCGTTCGATTCAATAAGTCGTTCGGTTGAGCCGAGAAGATGACTGTTGTTGAGAAGGCCATCATCAGCAAGGTCTTTAGCAATATCATCGTGACTTCTGCCCGATTCTAATGCTCGTTTAATTGCTTCTTCGTTACCATTACTCATTTACCCCATCCCCTCTCCCCGGTTGACTGTTTTCTCTTGGGGTTTCGCCTGTGTTTGCTTGGGGGGATGGTGCATCTTTTCTTCCGTTACCATCTCTACCTACTTCCGGCAGGTTTAAATCCGCGAGTGCTTGATTGAGAGTTAGAATTCCAGCCTGATAGCCCATGACGACTCTTTGCATCACAGACATAGGTGTTTCTGATTCCATAGCCTCAAATGTAATTGTAGGAATGTCAATTTTGCGGTGTGACAGACCTAACAACGTAAGGTGTTTAGAGAACAACTCCATAATCGTCTGTGTTAGAATTTTGTGCATACGAGATATAGCCTGAACTGCCCACAAGTTTGCGTTGTATGTAGCAGCGAATGTTGACCCACGTTCTTGTCCAGCAGCAACACGGGGCACCTGAAGCACCGCAGCAATATCGGCATTTACTTGGTCAAGGAATCCCGCGCTGTTTGGAATCGTGTTCTGCAAATCAACATGGTGCAACTGAACGTAATGTGGAAGCACAGGTATTTGGTCGCCACGAAGTCCCTCAAACAATTTGATAACTTCATCCATGATGTGTGTTAGTCTTTCTTTTTGCTCTAGTGGGTCTTGAATGTGTTCAATCGCAGATTTGTCGATGGTAATGAATTGTTTTGTCATCGCATCTTCAAGAGCAATACGGTTGTTGATTGTGTTGTACTTTGCTCGGATTGGTTGTTTTAGGCTGCTAAATCGAGATGCACCCCAAATGCCATAGGTTCTTCGGCCTTTGTTGTCTGTAAACCATGTAGAGCGGTAGTCAATCTTGAAATGTAATATTTCTGACGTAGGAAATGACATTTGATTGTAGACGCCCTCTCTAAGAATGTAATCTTTTGCATTGATAATTGGATTATCGTTGTCTGCTGAAAAGTATGTGTCTAGTCCACCGCGCTCATCAACAATTGTGATTTGGCTTACAGGAAGGCTCTGAACATTCGTAATACCGACACCTGCCGCACCAACTAACTTGTTGATGTCATTTCCATACACCATTAGATTTCTCATGGCGTTGATAAGCAAATCATCGAAATCTAGTGTATCTTCGACAAGTTCTCGGATTGCATTTCTGATTCTTGCGTTTTTACCTTTGTTGTAGTTGATTTGGTAGTTGTTGGCAGTTAGACTAACCGCTCTAACCGCACCATTTAGTTCGGGGTCAAGCAACAACATTGAGTCGTACAAATCAAACTCATTGTCAAATTTAGAATCGGTTCGTAAGCGTTCAGTGTCCTTTACAATATCGGGAATACCTGCTGCCAATCTAAATGGTGTGTTGGTGCTAGTCTCTATCGCCTTCATCTCATTTTGACCATCTTTGGTCTTTCTCCGGCCAAATAGCCTCCACTCAACCATAACTCATCGTAAATCAGGGTGTTATTTCAACGTTTAGAACAAACCCTTCTCAAGAGCGTACATAATAATGATTGCGACAGCCCCCATGCCACCTGTCATTTGTGCCACTTTTTTTGTGATGAATTGGTCAAGAGAGTACACAGGTCCGTTTTTGATTTCTTTGATGTCTGTGTGTATAGCATCTACCTTTTCTTCGACACGATTAAGACGTTCTTCATGTTGTGCGACGACACCAATTTGATTGGAAATATCAGATACCCTATCATTTACACTTTCCACCCTCGTCAGGATGGCGAGCATCGAAGCGTCGTCTGCCATTGTCGAGCCGAGTTCGCCAATGACTTTTCAACATTCGCTTTCCACCCCACAACACAAACCACCAAAATAATATCTCCACAAAGCAAGCCGCCAATATGACAGACGGACCCATCCACCCTGACACCTCAAGGCAATAATCACCAACATAGCATATTTCAAAGTCCTCGCTACCGTTCAAAGATTCCACCACCTGTTCAAAGTTCCATGCGCTAACCTTTTCCATTGTGTAATGTGCATAGAATTGGTGTTGGGTAAAGGTTCGGCAGATATACCCATAATGAATAGAATTATTTCAGACAAAAATAAATGGGGTACTGCGAGGCTGTTTTTTCTATTTTGGAATTTCTTCAAAGGCATGGTTGAAGGGGGAACCCCTTTTCCAAAACCTCTTTGAAAGAATTGAAGAATTATGTTCATCGTGTGACCGCGAGCCTGTAATTATTTCTGTAAGGGGGGCAAAATTACTGAAAGAATAGGTAAACAGTAACATTGATAAGCAATTAGTTCATCGTAGTGAACATGGGAGAAAGAGACGCCCCGCGCCTAGTAGGTGGGGATAAGTTAATCGAAGAGTACAGTACAAAGGGACACGCAAACGTAATGGAGTTTGCTAAGTTTTTGAACATGGTAGAACCACGTCGTTCGGTACACGCATGGCGCGTAGCCATCAACCGATGGATGAAGAAGAATGATAAAACTGTTGAGGACTTGCAGAATATGGGTGAAGAAACAACTGATGACTCATGGGGATTGATGGATGGTTATTACTATGATTCTGCTAATGATTTGTACTTAACTTATCTGAAATCAGCAGAAGGTGTTATTACCATTGAGGGTGATAAGCACCGCGCAATTAAAGCGGCATATTCTGATGCCGACGATGCACCTGCAACGTCTGCGGATATTTCTCGCGACTTCGGTATTCCTCAAGGTTGGGTGCGAGAATACTGCCGAAAGCATGGATGGACTCACAGTATGATTCCATACACCGACGAAGAGGTTGGTTCACGTTCTGTTGAAAGTATGGTTAGTCAGGTCATTTCTGACAAACGCCGTTCGGTAGCAAAAAAGATTGAAAGCGAACGCTGGAAGCAAATTGAAAAGGATGCAGAAAAACTTCGCACGCTAGAATATACACTGTTAGACGATTTCAGAGAATTAGTTGCTAAAGCCCCGAAAGCCGGAAAAGTAAAGGCTCACAATTTCCAGAATACGGTAAACGACTATGCTTTGGTCATTAGTCCAACAGACCTGCATTGGGGCAAATATGGGTGGGTCGATGAGGTTGGTGAAACTTATGACTTTGACGAAGCCAAGTCTCGTCTGTTTGACAAGACGCAAAATTTGATTCAGCGACTACCGGGTGCGCCTGAAAAGGTCATAATGGCTACGGGTAGTGATTGGTTCCACATTGACAACCGCGATGGGTCAACAACCAAGGGCACACCACAAGATATGTGTGGAAGCCCTGCTGAAATCTACATGAGTGGTTGTGAATTGGCTCGCGAACACATTGACCTTCTTCGTGCCGTCGGTCCGGTTGAGGTTGTATTTATGGCAGGTAATCACGACAGACACAGCACTCTTGGTTTGATGATGTATTTATCCGCAGTTTACGAAAATGTAGATGATGTTGAAGTAGTGGTATCGCCACATCTACGTCAGTATGTTACTTATGGCAACACACTGTTAGGATTTACACATGGAGATTGCGTTCGTAACACAAATCTACCTGCGCTTATGTCAGTAGAATCGCGTGAGGATTGGGGTAAGTGTGCCCATCACGTTTGGTTCCACGGACACAAGCATCACCGAAAGTTGCTTGAGCATAATGGTGCGTTTATCATCCAATTACCCTCGCTTGCTGGCGAGGACAGATACCATTCTCGCATGGGCTTTATGAGCGGTGCGGGTTTGTGCGCCCACTTTATTGACAAGAAGCAAGGATTGATTGGTAGCCTGTACGCACCTGTAACGGAATAGGTGTAGCGATGAGTATAAGCACGTCATTTAGCATGGAACGTGCAAGGAACGATGTATCGTATTTTTATCGTTGGTTAGGTTACACATGGGGGAATCACATTGGCGAATGGATGGATATGTATTCTGACCGAAAGGACACACAGGTTCACCGCGTATGTGTTATCGCGCCCCGCGACCATTCTAAATCCACTACTCTTCGTGTCAAGTTACTGTATGACGCTCTTTTCCTAAAGTGGCGTGACAAGCCTTTTACCTGTTGGTTGTTTTCTGCGAGCAAAGATTTGGCTGCGCGCCGCCTTGAAGAAATACGAGAGGATATGAAAAGACATCCACAACTGTCTCGATACCTAGATGCAAGGCGTGGTAACAAGTTAGAATTAAGATTTACCAACGGGGCTTGGATTCGGGCTACTTCTGTTGGTGCTGCTATTCGTGGTGAGCATCCAGCCTGTATTGCATTTGACGATGTGTTGGATGATATGGGCGATGTGCAGCCCGCAAAAATTCGTCATTGGTTCCGTAAAAAAGTAACTCCAATGTTATCGCCCGGCACAGCCATTTATGTTGTTGGTACTCCTATGAGTATGAATGACTTGTACCACACAGAAATGCTTGACAATCCATCTTGGAAATCGGGCACATGGTCTGCCGTTACAAATTGGGATGAGTACAAGGCTGACCCCGAAAAAAATCCACCTTTAGAGTTGTGGCCCGAGTTTAGGCCAATCGAGTTTTTACTTGAGCAAAAAGTTGCTATGGGAGAACTATCTTTTATTCAAGAATATCTGTGCAGGGTAGTCGATGATGAGGCAGCAGTATTTCCTAGACAACAAACTAGAAAAAATCTTGATATGGATTCTACTCTTGAGTTTAGCAAGGAACACAATTGTCGATACTCGATAGGGTTTGACCCAGCACATGGGCTAGGTCAAGACTATTCTGTCATGGTTGTGTTGCGTCAGGCTGAAAACGGTGATATTCACTTTGTCAATATGTGGCGTCGTAATGACTTCCCACCGGACAAGCAAGCCGATATGGTCGTTGATTGGGTAAAGCGGTATGGCAATCCTCCTTTTGCGGCTGAAGATGTGGGATTCCAACAGTTGTATAAGAGTTTGCTACATCGCAAAAATGTGGTCGTAGATTATCGCAAAAGCAAGGTTAGTAATCGTACCTTAAAACAAGGACTTCTTAATCGCCTTCGTGTGTGGTTTGAGCAAGAAAGAATTGTATTTCCCTTTGGTAACGACGAGACTCGCAAAGTAGTCAATCTTGTGTTGGGTGAATTAGAAACTCATGCTTGGAAAGACGGTCTTATCGTAGACTTGGGTAAGCACAACGACTGCGTAATGGCTTTAGCCCATGCTATCGACCAATTCTCTATACCGGACCAAAGTGTGCCGGTTGTAATGACTTCTTTGAGTAGCGGTGAGTGGACAGGAGGCGACAAACGCAAACCATCAAAAGGCGGCAGTGGTCTTGGAGGTCGCGCCGCAAACATTCGTCGTGGCAATTGGTAATTAGGTGGGCGACGAAGGGGTGGGAGGAAAACCCCCAACGCCGCCCAATACAACCGAAGTAGTGAAGGCTTATAAATAGTGCGTTGAAAAATTTTGCCAAAAATTTTGCGAGGGGGTGGGCAGGGCTGCCGCCGGCCTAAAAAGTGACTTTTGGCGGCAGAAAAAGAACAGCGGCGCAGTCAATCGAAAAAGAGGCCGAGAAATGGCCGTAGAAGCCACGTTTTGATGCTCGGGGTCAAATCATACCACCGGCACCAAAAGCGTGCGTTCTAGGGGCCTTCTAGGGCCTTATTTCGATATTCTCGCTGTTTGTCTATCACCCCCCCGTCGTATCTGTTTGAATTCGCCTCAATTCACGCAGTTACAAACTCCAAACCCGAAATCGTCAGCAAATGCGATGTTGAAGGTGCGTGCTGGTCCTGTGCTGTTGCACTTGATGCAGACTAGCGGAATGCTGCCGAGGGCATCGGTGTCAAGTGTTGGTCGGATGTTGCGGAGTTCGGCAAGTCGGCGTCGGTCTGCTGCTGCTTGTCGTCGTGCTGCCTTTGCTGCCCCTGCGATTAGGGCACGTTGGCGGTGTTGTGCAAGTGGTGCGGCTGCTTTTGCTGCGTTGCATCCTGTGGCGCATTCTGCTGCTGGTCCTAGGCAGAAGCCGCACACATCAGCACCAGCACGGCGAGCGTTGATTTTGGCGATTGACGCACGGGCTGCTTCCTTCTGTGCTGCGCTGTTCTGCTTGCGCTGCTTGGCGATGCGAGCCGCAACGGGGCAAGGGCCGCGATGAACGCGACCCTTGCACTCCTTGTACCGGCAAGGCTTGCCACCCACTCAAATCAACCCCCACTGTGATAGGTGTGCGTCAAGTTGTTCCAAGTCCCAGCCAATGGGGCAAGGTGCGAATGCCCACACCATCTTGGGG